AGTAAACAATCTTGATGTTCATCAACTAAGTGGTCAGGGATAGTACATTCTACTTTATGTGCTGTCTCAACAATAGATTCAAAGCTATCGTTTGCTAGTAAGTGATGGTACAAATCATCTGAGTGTTGTCTTGAACCTATAACTACTACTGCCGTATGTTCCTCTTTACGGCTCGATAGAGTAGTCGTCCACCATTGCCTAGTGTTCTCCCTAGCACCAGGTTGCATAGTCGTTTGATGGTCTTCAATATCGTCTGCAATGATAAGGTCACAATCTCTCGATAAGATTTTGCCACCTTTCCCAACAGCCACCATTGTAGGAGACTTAATCCCTGGGACGGTTCTTGTGCCAACAGTGAATTGATTCTGCGACCAGTTCTTACCAGACCTGTTATCGGGTTTAAAGTTCTTCCCTGGAGCACAAAAGTCTTCTTGTAGTCTTTCATTCTGTTCAAGATGGTCAAGTACTGAACTGACAGCATTCTTCGCAATGTCTTCATTCCCACCTACCCACATAATTCGGATGTTTGGATTTAACATTATCTGGTAGACAGCAAAGTGTATTAATAGTTCTGTCTTTCCATGTCTTGGGGGACTTAATATTAATAATTCGTTTCCTTCATCTATTGCTTTAAGTATACTACTAATCCAGTTTTCGTGAAAATCTGCAGTTTCATACTTCTCCCCAGTCTCTGTCGCGAAATACTTAGAGCGAAAGCTAGAAAAATTTTCTAAATTTGATTTAGTATCATCAGATAACTCCCAGCCTTCGGCTGCAACTTCCGTTTGAATATCTATCTTGTATGCAGCGAGCATGCGAGAGACAGTTGCTGAACTGGTGTCCAACACTGCTGCTACCCCCGCAACGTTTATATCTCCGTTAGCTAGGGATTCTGCATATAAAGCTCTAAATTCGTCATAGTGTTTGCCTCTACGTACACTTGCGTAGTCGCCTTCTTCAGCTTTGAAGTCTTGATTGATAGGTTTCTCCTCAACCTTCTGGTTGTGTCTCTTGGTTTGAGCCCAGGTTCTTTTGTTACATTGTTCAGAACAGAACTTACGTTGCTTCCCTGTTAAGCGTTTCCTACAATTAGGAGCTGTACATATCAAATTTGGCATAAAGTCTAAACCTTCGTAGATTGTTGCGTAGATTTTATTATAGTGCTATTGTACTCTATATTACAAATATTAGGAGTCATTAAACAGTCACAGGTAAAGGGGCCATCGGGGGGCCAAAAGCTTAGAATCGGTAGTACGATACAGCAGTAACACAAACTAAGTACCCAAGAACTGTCCAAAATTCTTAATCAACCTTCTCTATATAGGTAGCCCGCTATGTCCAAGAAAGCCAATCCCTACTTACGTTATATAGAATTACCATCATATTTTTTTCTACATACGTATATAAATAGACAACCTCAGATTGATATAGGTAAGTCAAAGAACCAGCAGAGCTGGAGCCAAACAAGTTGGCTACTTACCTAATCAAAGCCAAGCAGAGCTTGTCTAATATGGAATGAAATAAGATAGTATACAAATACACTGATATAAAATTAAATATACCCCATATAGTTTAATATCATTCCATATACCTGAGGTATTAACATAATATAAATCATTATCCAAATACAAATACTTTTTGATATGGATACCATTATTCATTACAATCCATACCTTTCCAGTCTTTTGTATTTAATCCATTCTATCTCCTTTGGTTTAATTACACATTCGCTATTTTCCCTCCCGATAGAGGTCGGGGCGAATGTTCGCTTCGCTTCTCAAGTGTAATCAATCCAAGTAAAGGAGAAAGATTAGAATGGATGAAAATACTAAGAAAAAGACTGCAAAAGCTACATATAAATGTAGGGATTGTAATGAACAAAAGAATAATGGTACCCAAATAAAGTATCAAGACCCATACTTTATCAAAAAGTATAATGAATGGGATAATGATAACATAACTTGGATACAAGACTTATGTAAACCTTGCGGAGTTGTAAGACTTACATCATAAGGTTATCCATGGGAAAATGGGAATGTATAATATATGTTCCCGTTTTCTTTTTTTCTCCGCAGGATAAAGTTAGTAAATAATTAACGGCAAACGAATAAAATAAGTATTTTTTCCCTGTTTTCCCCTCGGTACCCTCAGGGGGGAAAAAATATAAATAACATGATATATTTAGGCGGACACCATTAGCTTGACTAAGGTATTAAAGTTCTCAACAAATATATCATGGTATTTATAGAAAGGAGTAATAATGCAAAAACCATTTAATGATTATTATTTTGTTTTTATTAGCGGACAATTTAAGAAGTCCTATGCAAAAGATAATGCAGATAAAGACAAATTAATAAAAACTTATAAATACTTGTATCCTAAAGAAAAGGTTACAATAAAATAATTATAAATGAACTGTTGTCTTTCCCCTTTTTCCCAGACACTAGGTCTGGGGGGAAAGACAATATGTTCTTCTTAGATAAATGTATAAATAAAAAAGTGTCTAACGACAAGAAAGGAGCAATTCATTGCTTAAACAATACACAGGTACACTTCAAAATGTAAATGAAGTGATATTAACAGGTGCATTAACAACAGTTACTAAGGACGGAAGTCCTAGAACTGGGAATTCACCTAAAACAGGTAATAAATATATCAATGGGATAAAATTTATTGCTGACGGTAGAGAAAATAAGCAAGCAAGTGAAACTTGTGTTGCATATGGTAATGAATTAGTTGAAGAAATTGAAGAATTTCTAAAAGCTAATCATAATCCAGAACAACCAAGACCATTTGGTAGGCTTATGATTAGAGCTAAGTTACAATCCAATAACTATGAAAAGGATGGAGATACTATATATAAAAATGAGTTAAATATTCTTGACATATGGAAAGCACCAATCAAGGTTGAAAATAGCTTTGAATATTCTTCTGAAGAGGAATAATTCACAATTTAACATGATGATACGAACAATAGGATTATCACAATCGTTGCAAGTAACCATGTGTTAAAAAATAATAGATAAAGGTAGTAATATAAAAGTTACTACCTTTTCTATTTTCTCAACTATGGTATCAATAAGCACTGATATCATATATCTTAAGTGTTTCGAAAATATAAAAATAGAAAGGAAAAAACATGAAATTTGAAACTAATACTAATTCAGCTGGAGCAATTCTAGATTACATGCCGACGATAATGAGAGACGACATGATAAAAGATTTAGTTATAATACCAGAACACGATGATACAAAGCATCATGGGGGAGTTAAATTTGTTTTACATGCAAGCGGAAAAAGTGCAACCTGGGAAATAATACATAACTTCAATGATTACTTTGATATTAAATGTGTAGATAACAATGACGGAAGAGTTGTCCAAGATAAAGATATAGACGCAAATGTATTAATTACTGCATTTAATCATATATTAGACGGACATTTTAAAAGTATTGTAAATACTATAAAAGAAGAAATGTCAGAAAACGATAAAGATTTCTTTAATGAAAGTCAATTATAAATAAGGAGAAACAATGGCATCTCAAAGAGATAGATATATGTATGAGCAACATGAAGTTAATCTACATGTATTGGAAGGTATCAAAAATCTAGCAAAAGGAGTAGAGGCATTACATAAAATGCTTATAACTCTTACTGAGTTAGTACTAGGCATAGATGATATCGAAAAAATTCTAAACGAAGAGGAATAAATTCTCTGGAGTGAAAGGATACACTAACTAGCGATAGTTAGTGTGTAGCATATTAATTGCTGACACAATTAAAAGAAAAGAGCTTAGCATAGCGTGCTATATTAAGCGACAGACTTAGTATGTTACACACTACCTATTATATCACAAAAGAGCCTACTAATTAACATGTTATTAGGAACGCTAAAATATAAGGTTAATGTCGTAATAAATTGCAAGTCCTTATAAGCTCAGTTATATAGTAGGTAGCTTGTAGCACATGATGAGGTTAATGGCTGGTCACAAGGATAACCTTTAATTAGGTTGTGTAATTGTGTGTTACAAGCTATCTATGTAGGACGAGAAGATACACGAAAGTGTTGATGAAAAGCAAAGTCTGTAGGTAGCTTGTAGCACATAAGGTTTGAGAGGTAAAAATTGTGAGGATAATATTTCCAGTTAATCATAGACTGGCTCCTTATACCGATATCAATTTCCCTTGTGTGTTACAAGCTATTTATAAAAATAGTTAGAAAAGAAAGGAAAAAATGAAATCTGAACTTAAATTCGATTTAGATGAAAATCTAGAAATGCTTAATAGAGAAGATTTAATAGGAGTTATTAAATGGACACTAAACGACTTAGATAGTTGGAGCAATGCACAAAAAGCAACTGAACAAGTTGCAGGATTTGCATCAATGCTATACGAAGCTATAGAATACCAAATAAGTAAAGCTGTAAATAGACATAATAGAAGCGAGGAACAATAATGGAAGAAGTTTTATCAGAACATATTGTTAGTTATTTACATTGTAAATTATGTGTTGAAGAACGACCAAACGGAACTTCGCCTCGTGATTATATAAATATAGAAATAGCTATAAATTTAGACAATCAAATGTTATTAGGTTGTGTAAGACACGGCGAACATGTAGGAGCTTTTACACTCAAAGAAGATTATACTCCTGAACTCATAGGACAAGGTTGTGATTGTCATGAATGACGGAGTATCTTATACATCTGATGGTTCAATTATACATAATTCATGGCTAGAAAAAGAAGAAGAAGAATGAGTACTATTTATTACTATACAAATGAAGACTGGGCTAATTTAGAACTATTTGAAAAGCGTAGAGGAAAGTTAGAGGAAGAATAATGGAATTGTATGAAATTGAAATGATTGAATTTATTAAGCACATTAAAAGTAAATTTGATAGAGAGATAGAAATAAAAGTGATTGATATAAATGACAATCAAGTTTTTCATTATGCAGAGGAGAAATAATGGCTAGATATAAAGTTGAATTTGAAAAGCCACCTGTTATGTATATAAAAAGTAATACAAATAAAGCATTAAGAAACGAAGTAATTGAGGCTTGGGTTAGTTATTCAGGGTATGACTTGCCTGATTATACAGTTACAGAAGTACAAGAGGAAGAATAATGACATTTTATAAAGAGTTTCAACTTAAATGTAATTGTGAAAAGAAAAAAGATTTAAGATGGGATAGTATAAATTCTTTTTACTTTTGTGATGAATGTAATAAATCATTTAATGAAGATGATTTTAACAACCATCTATAACTGTTATAATAGTGCTATCTATAAGTAAGAACTAGTTAACTGCCCTGTGAACTAGTCACTGAAAATAGATAGCACGCAGCATATAGGTTCTTGTATATTGATGAAAAAAATACAAGTGGGTTAATGGAACTTCCCTTATAAAATTTATATGTTGCGTGCTATTTATTTAATTAATAGTATGGGGGTGTCCAGGTATGCATAGATTTGTTAATCCCTTTTCAAATCTATATACGGGGGTTCGATTCCCCCCACCTCCACAATTTCTTATAGAAAGGAGAAATATGAATAAGGAAGATAAAGAAAGCGAACTACATGAATTGATTCATGTTAGTCCGAGGAACTTAAGAACATACTACGTTACACTTGTATGGTTTACTGAAGATACAATGAGTAATCTATTCAAAGGTCAAGTAGTAGATTTTCCAGATGATACTGAATTAGTATCTACAAAATACGAAGTAGAGGCTATGACTATTATGGACGCAATAAGCCAAGCTAAATTAATAGATTCAGCTAGAAAGATGGAAGTATTAACTGGTTTTCATCAGGTAATTAATATGGCATCAGAAGAAGATAAACTAGATAGATACGATTATGAAACAGTTGAGAGTTTCAGGGAGTATCTAATAGACCAAGGTGCATTTACAGACTTCTTCTTTAATGACCCAACTTCAATCTCTGCATATCTAAAAGATAATGAAGTTACTGTTAGAGATAAAGTTATTAATAACGTTATGGAAGACGCAGATAGTATAGGAGATAATGTAGAAAATTGGTTAAACAATCATGACAATAAAGAAGACAAAGATAGTTAGAGCTATACCACCATTAGCTGGTGTTAATAGAAGTGGTAAACAACCAACAATATTAACTGATAATAAAGTAAAAACTTTATTATCTACACCAACAGAATGGTACATAATAGCTACGACAGACAATTGGATATCAGGTGTCAAATCCAATATAGAAAATATGACACAAACAAACATTCGACATCTAGCTGATAAAGGTAGATTCGAAATTAAACAAAGAAATC